CCGCCTAATGGGATTTCGGTGATTACAGGGCTAACTACGCTTGAAACCGTAGCAAACGGTAGTTCAGCAAATGCCCCGTATCCAAACATTAAGCGTCCTCTGCGCCTTCAAATTCAGGCTTTTGCTTGATGATGGAATATAAGGCCGCGCGATCAGCACCTGCTATGTACTCATTACCAGCGATCTGCACTTTGCCTGCGCTCAATGGCTGTTTGCCAGCTTCACGGGCTTCTTTGGATGCGTAGCCGTAAAAGGTCACTTCTGTGCCTTGGCCTTTAAAGTCTTCTTGGACAGCGCCAATGTTCCAATAATTTGCAAGGACGCCGTAATCGGTCATGATTGATTTTATGAGTGCCATGTTTATCCTTATGCTGCCGTTACTACGTTAGTCCAAGTCGTTGAACCATCTGTGTTGATATACATTCTTGTGGCTATGCTAGAACCATCTGACCGCATATAAAGTGACCCTTTTGCGGCAGATAGCGTTGGAGCGCCAGAGCCAAAGAATATGCCAAAGTTCGCTGTACTTGATAGTTTATATCCTGCACCAGCAGTACCGCCCGCAGGAATTGCTGTTCCGTCAAGAATGGTTGCCGCTGTAGCCGTCAATAATGTGCCTGTGCCTTTAGGTGTCAAACGCATGTTGACGTTTGCATCGCTACCTTGGGCAGATGCTGTAACAGTCGCAGGGTTTCCAGTAACACCACCCGTTACTTGTACGTAGTTAACGGCGGTGGCTGTGTGGAATACACGCATTTGTTCGGCAGCAGTTCCACCATAGTTTGTTCTAAAACGCAAAGAGGATGCGCCGTTTGTTTGAATAAACGCATCGTTTGCACCAGAATAAGCATTTAAATATGGAGTTGTACCTGATCCAATTGCACCCCAATAAGTTGTGCTTGTTGCACCAATATCTACAATTCTAAATGCTTCACCACTCGGCGTGTAAAACGACAGCGCAGAACCCAATGTCTGAATCTTTGGTATGCCACCCACAGTAGCATAAGCAGCACCACCTCCGGAGAAAGTTACTGTGGGTTGTTCTACGTATCCAGAGCCTGCGTTGGTGATGTTAAATGAGCCATTTAAATAAGTAAGGTTAAAAGTTGCGCCAGAACCTGTGCCACCTGTTACAGAAACAGGGTTTGTTGGAAGTGCAGAGTATTGTGCAAAGTTTGTACTACTGATTGATGTGATCACGCCACCAGTTACGCCAGTTACTGTAATTGTTCCAGCAACCCCTGTTGGAGTTCCACCCACAACAGTTAAAACATCATTCAATGTATAACCAGAACCTCCTGATTGAACAGTTCCCGCAACGATTGCCATGTACATAGTTGCGGTTGCTTGAACACCGCCAGCGGTTGTTGGAGCAGAGATTGCAACACTTGGGATGCTTGTATAACCAGAACTAGTAACACTTCTCGTAACCGCAGTAACAGTACCACCGTTAGAAATGTTCACACCGCCCTGTGCAGACAAATCAATAGCGCCTGTTGTGCCTTTGGATTGAATAGCAAGGGAAACAGCAGCATCGCTACCAAGCGACTGAAACTGGACAGCTTTACCTGTTGCTCCGCCTGTAATTTGTTCGTAGTTAGCTGAACCGCTACCACCGATCAATGTAGTAAATGTACCCGCAGCCGCAGCCGTTCCACCAATAGCGCCGTTATCAATCGTTACACCGCTGATGGCGCTTACTGTAGACCCCAATGCCTGTGCAGTAGAGCCAAAAGTGATGCTTGAGTTAGTTAACTTAGCATTGGCAATAGAACCCGCCAACATGGTGTTGGTTACTGTTCCCGTGTCGGTTGTGTACACGCCATTGGTTACAGTACCTGCATTGCCACCAATTGAAAGGTTAGCAACGGCAGTAGTTGAAGCAACTGTGAATGGAGCTGTTCCTGTTGCAACAGTAGATGTAACAGTTGTAAATCTGCCTGTGCTTGCGGTTGTGCCACCAATAGCGGGTGGTGATGCAAGGTATGTGCTGAAACCCGTACCGCTAACAGTAGATGATGCGCTGAGAGTTGTAAATGCGCCTGTGCTTGCAGCAGTTGATCCAATAGCAGGCGGGCTGGACAAATCAAGCGTACCACCAAGGGTTACCGTTCCAGTGGACGTTATAGGCCCACCAGTAAGCGTAATTCCGTTGACTGTGCCTGATGTAGCAACGCTAGTGACCGTACCTGATCCAGCAGTAACCGTAGCCCAAGATGTAGTTGCACCGTCTGTAGTTAAATACTTACCTGAATTCCCAGTTTGAGAAGGAATCAAGGTGTTTATTTGAGACTGAAGAGATGCAATCGAGTCCAATACGGACTGAGATGTGCCACCACCGTTACTAATGATCTTAATTTTCTCAGCGACATCCATAGGCACTACTTCACCTACGTTCAACTCTTTGCCAGTAGTGAGCGTGATTATTAGAGAGCCATCAAAGTCGATATGAGCGTCTTGTACGCCTACGCCATCATTTCCATCTGCCCCATCAGCACCTTTAGGGCCTGTAATGGAGATACCGTCCCTACCGTCTTTACCATTGACGCCATCTTTACCATCTTTTCCGTCGATACCGTCCTTACCTGAGGTAATATCGCGTACTTTAACGTCAACAATGCCGTTTAATTCATCAAAACGAGCTTCTAATCCTTCTTTGATCTTCTTGATAGCCTCAACTACCAAGTTAGCTTGTGTTTTAGCTTCTAAGACACGTTGCTCAGCTCGCAAAGCAGGAATATTAGCTTGGATTTCCTTCACTAGAGCGAGTTTATCCTCCTCGCCCATGTTAGGGTCGATACCTAGTTTGGCTTCCAAGTCTTCTAATTTCATTTATTGAGACCTTCAGTGAGGCTTTTCAAGAATTCAGAGTCAGATTGGTTTTGTTCTTGCTTATGTTTGCTCATTTGAAGTTCCACAATCTTGGATTTGTTCTTCATGTCGGCTTCTTTGAGCATCAAGTCAGCAATTTTAACACGCCTATCGAATTCTCTGCTAGCTAATTCATCATTATTTGGTAAATTATTAGTCGATGAGGAGATAATTTTAGCTTGTACCTCTTGAGGCTTCAGCTGAGCTTCCACCATCGTGTTCATAGCTTCAGCTTTGTTACGTTCAGCTTGAGTAGTGTTGACTGCGATGGTTGCCTTTTGAGCTTCCAAAGCCAACATCTGCTGTTGCTGTTGCATTGCTTGTGCTTGAGGATCCGGTTGAGCCATCTTATCGAGAGCTTCAATCATCTCAGCACGATTAGACAGACTAGAGTTCTGGATCACACCCTTCAAGATCAAAGGCAACACTGGAGTGTTAGGGCCTAAGGTCTGCAACAGAGCGATAAACTGAGATTGTTCGTACTCACGAGCCATGATACCTAGAGTAGCCAAAGGTATAAAGTTCAAGTCAGCTGAAGGATAACGCTCAGGGTCAAACTGCATAAACCTGAATGCTGCTTTCTTGATGAAAGGAGACAGGAAATCCTCTTGGAAGTTTGTTAGAGTACGCTTGTTCTTCTTAATCAAAGAAGCTACAGCCATCGAGATACCGCCTTGGGAGGCATCACGAGAGACTTGGCTAATCATGCCATTGGTGTCCATAGTACCAGTAGCTTGGAGCAACATACGCTCGAAGTTCTGAGCAGCCGCTGGAGCATTACCATCGGTAGTACCAAACTTGAACGGCATCATGATCTCAGATGGGTTACCGTTGGTCAGAAGAGCTTTACCGGGTTTAACTTCGAACTTAGCACCACGAGGCAGACGAGTAGCGTCCATAGCGATCATAGGCGATGTAGTCAAGGCCAATGAGTCAAGGTAGGCACGATACTGAGCATCGATAGCCTTTTGCATGTTGTAGGCCTTCTCGACCACACCACGACCCAACAGACGGTTAGGGACTGTGTCGTCCTGATACGTCATGATAGGACGATCCTTCATCATGTAAGGATTCTCTTCAGCTTTCAAAAGCAGGTTACCGTTACCGATAACGATGATAGCCTCTACCAAGTCAGAGTAGTCATCAGCTGCGGAGTCCTCAGGAAAGAGGTCAACCATGTCCTGCTTATCACCTAACGAATCCAAGTACTCACGGGGCACTAGGCCATAATACGTGAGCATGGTAGCTTTACCGTCTTGGAACTGACGCACTTCCTGAGTAGCTTCAAGAGATTCATCGTCCATGTACGGAGTAATGTCTACCTTGCGATAGATACCTGATTCCATCCCTGCTACGATCTTGTGCAAGCTCACAGGCTTCTCAATCGCTACACCCATACAGTCATCCACCGATGTACCGTTAGGGTCAAACAAGAAGTTCTTAGGGTTGATAGGGTTCAAGGTAACAGAGATACGATCTTTCTCTGTAACACCGATAGCTGCTTGACCTGTAACACCGGGAATAGGTTGAGTAGTAGGGATATACTCTTTAGCTGTCTTAACGACCAGCTCACCGATACCTGTACCATAGATCTTAGCCATCAAACCAATTTGATCGATAGACTTACGGATCTTGTCCTTAGCGAAGTCTTCCATCATCATGGCTTTAAGCATTCCTACGTCAATAGGATTACCGTTAACATCCATCACGTCATCTTCAATGTCAAAGTACTCACCTTGACCGAAGATAGCTTCCATGATTTCAGCGTGAGATGTCTCTACAGCTTGCTGAGTGGCAGGGGAGATGATACGACTACGTTCAGAGTCACGAGTGGAGTCAGCTTCAGCCCATTGACCACGGAAAATACGTTCGTATTCTTCCCAACTATCCATGTAGTTATTATCTCGGAAGTCTCTCCAACGCTCACAATGATCCATCACCCATGTGACTAGCTCTTTGTCGTTCTCAGATGGCTCCTCAAACTGAGCGTCTCCACCTGTTTCTTCTTGTTCAATGTTAGCCATCTTTTTCCTTGTATTAGTCTTCGATGGAATCACGGAAAGGTGAATCATCAACTTCCTGACTGTTACTATCTGTGATAGGGCCACCAATCAGCCAAGCTGAACAAGTACGGTCAGCTGCACACTTGAAGTCAAAAAGTTCACAGTAGCCTAGCTTGGCGTTATCCATGACATCCTGAGCGTAACTGTCTTTCTCAGCGTCGATACCATCGTGAATACACTGGAGCATCTCAGAAGTCTGAATGAAAGCGGAGCAGTTACCGCAGCGCATCGACTTAGCTTGCTTGATGTCAGTCTGCCACTCGTTAGCTTTATCGTTCCAGAAAGCACCGTTTTCTAAATCTGGATTAGCAGGGCCATAGCCATACTCTTTAAAAGCCTTGTCTCGATGAGCAAGGTTAACTTTAATGTCGTGGGTGGCAATAGGGCAGGTTTTCATAATTAGTGGCACTATATCAGATTTTAATACTTTTGTCAACTATTATTTAATAACCGCTGATAACATCAAGTACTTCGTGTTCATCTTCTTCGTAGTCTTGCTGGTAATTAGACATAGCAAGCTGGTCAACGTACGCCAAGGAGTCAATCAAGTCATCGTGTACGCCTGTGGCAGGGAACATAATGAACTGATCTTCAAACTGTTTCCAATCCTCATCTTCGTTCAAGGAGATCCTACCATGCTCAAACCTACCTTGTAATGCCCATACGACCCTATCTGTCTTCTTCTTGTTACCATGAGTCAAGTCATGGATATGTGTGTACACATTATTCTTCCTCATCAAGTCCTGAAGGTAATGCATCACAGCATTCTTCAAGGCTCCTCGCTCGATACCTACAGCTACTGGTTGGTACTCTTTGACAGCTAGGAGGATCTTAGAAGCAGTCTCCCTGATGTCCCACCGTCCGTGAATGATCTTATTGACCCACCAGTCACCGTTGTCTAGAATCTTGCAGA